GTATATGGGCGGCAAGGGTAGCGGCGGCGCGCGGTTAGGCTCAGGCCCAGCCCGGACGCCCGGGTCGGTGCGGTATCTTCGAGAGCAGCGGCTCAGGGGGAAGCCGGCTCCTGCGGCCAAGCCGAAGGCTCGCCGCCCCCCCGTGGTGGCTATGGCGAAGCCGAAGGGCATCCCGGCGGGGCAGTCGTCGGTCTGGGATCTGCTGGCACCCCAGGCGTTGCTCCAGCGCACGCTGACGCCGGCGACGGCCTTTGCGTTCCTCGAACTGTGCGAGGCCATCATCCTGAAGCGGGACATCCTCGCCATTATCGAAGCGGACGGGCTGATGCAGAACCGGCTGGCGACGAAGATGGACAAGGATGGTGGTGGTGAGCAGATGTTCGAGAGCAAGGCGCACCCGCTCATCGCGAAGTGGACGGCGCTGCTGGTGCGGGTCGAGGCCGGGCTGACACGCTTCCGGCTGGCGCCGATGGGCAAGGAGCTCGTGCTGGCGGAGGAGCCGAAGGATGACTTTGCGGAATTCGACCAACCGCTGACGCTGGTGAAGGGTCGGGCATGAACCCCGTCGACGCCTACGCCGCGGCGGTGGTCGACGGCCTGGTGCCGGCGGGGAAGTTCCACCGCCTGGCGTGCGTGCGGCACCAGCGCGATCGGGCCAGGGAGAACACGCCCGACTTCCCGTTCCGGTTCGACCTGGCGAAGGCTGAGCGGTTCTTCCGCTTTGTGGGCCTGCTGAAGCACTACAAGGGCGAATGGGCCAGGCAGCCCATCGTGCTGCAGCCCTATCAGCTCTTCCGACTGGGGTCGGTGTTCGGGTGGGTCCATATGGAGACCGGCCTGCGGCGCTTCCGCACGTCGTATCATGAAATTGCCCGCAAGAACGGAAAGAGTTTGGAGGCCGCAGTCGTCGCCCTCTACGTCACGTTCTTCGACGGCGAGGCTGGCGCCGAGGGCTACACCATCGCCACGAAGCGTGACCAGGCGCGCATCGTCTGGGGCGACGCGCGGCAGCTCGTGCTGTCGAGTGGACTCAAGGAGCGCATCGCCGTCCAAGTGGCGAACCTGCACATGGACGCGACAGCCTCGAAGCTCGAGCCGCTCGGCGCGGACCACGACTCGACGGATGGGCTCAACCCGTCGCTCATCATCGTCGACGAGTTCCACGCCCACAAGACGCGCGGGCTCATCGACGTCATGGAAACGGCCACTGGCGCGCGTCGGCAGCCGCACAACTTCCAGATCACGACCGCCGGCGATGATCCGGTCAGCCCCGGCGGCGACCAGCACGACTACGCCTGTAAGATCCTCGACGGCGTCCTCGTCGATGAGTCGTTCTTCGCGTTCATCGCGCACGCGGACCTCGAGGACGACTGGCTCGACGAGGCGACCTGGCGGAAGGCGAATCCGAACTACGGCGTCTCGGTGAATCCGGAGGACATGCGGGCCCTGGCGCTCAAGGCCAAGTCGATGCCGGCCGCCGCGGCCACGTTCAAGCAGAAGCGCCTCAACCTCTGGGTGAATGCAACCGCGCCGTGCCTCTCGGTCGAGGGCTGGCGCGCCGGGCAGTCGGCGTTACCTCGCGCAACCTCGCGCGACGCGCTGTTACATGAGCGGTGCTACATCGGCATCGACCTGGCGTCGAAGATCGACCTCTGCGCCCTGTCGCTGGTGTTCCCGCCGACCGAGACACGGACGCGCTGGCGCGTGATTCAACATATTTGGACGCCAGAGGACACGGTCAAGGACCGGTCGCACCGGGATCGGGCGCCCTACGACATCTGGGTGGCGCAGGGTTGGCTGCTGACCACGTCGGGGTCGCGCATCGATCACCGGGTGGTCAGAGACGCCATTGCCGCGGCGAAGACCCTGTACCAGATTGAGTTGATCGGGTTCGACCCGTGGCACGCCGACACGCTCATCGACGAGCTCGTGCGCGAGGATGGGTTCGCGGCCGACCGGGTGCTTGCCGTACCGCAGACCTATCAAGGCATGAGCTCAGCCTGCCTGCGGATGCAGGCGGAAATCCTCGACGGCAAGGTCGACACCGGCGGGTGTCCGGTCACGGCCTGGGCGGTCAGCAATGCCGTAGCGAACCGGGACGGGAAAGATAATCTGATGTTCGCCAAGGGCAAGAGCCGCGGACGGATCGACCCGCTCATCGCCATGACGATCGGCATGGCGCTCTGGCTGCGCGTCCCGGTGCCGGTCGAACCGGCGTATCAGATGCTGGTGCTGAAATGAGCGACGACGACCTGCTCGCTGGTCGTGGTCCCTGTCCGGCTGGCCCAGACGGCATCCAGGGCGTCGACGGTATTCCAGACACACCGCCGGCTCCGAAGCCGAAGCGAGGACGCCCGCGCTGCACCGAGGAGGTCCTCGGGTCCGTGACCGTGCATCTGCCGACGACCGCCCACGATCGCATCATCGCGCTTGCGTCTGCGCGTCGGCAGAACGTCTCCGAATACCTCCGCGACGTGATGATCCAGCTCTTCCTCCGGGGCTAGTCGGCAATTTCAGACAGGAAAATAGGCGGCCCTTCCCGTGCCACGGATAATCTGGCGCGATGGACCGTGCCTATTCGACGTTCACGATCAAGGCCGTCGACGACGATCAACGCATTATCGACGGCATCGCGTCCACTCCCTTCCCCGATCGGATCGGTGACGTGCTCGAGCCCAAGGGCGCCACATTCGCCCTTCCGCTCCCACTGCTCTGGCAGCACAACGCCGCCGAACCGATCGGGCACGTCACCCACGCGAAGGTCACGACGGACGGCATTGCCATCCGCGCGCAGATCGCGAAGGGCGTCTTGCCGCGCATCGACGAAGCCTGGGCCCTCATCAAGAGCGGCCTCGTGCGCGGCCTCTCCGTGGGCTTCCGCGCGCTTGACGCCGAGCCGATCCCTAACTCCTTCGCCGTCAAGTTCAAAGCCTGGGAGTGGCTCGAACTCAGCGCGGTCACCATTCCGATGAACGCGCAGGCCAGTATTCACACCGTCAAACAGTTCGACACCCCGCCCGCCGCGACAGGCGCTGGCGGTGGCGTCGCCTCGCTCACCGCGCCCGGCGCTACGGGCCTTCGCCTGACAAGGCAGACCAGTATGAAGACCGCATCCGAGCAGATCACCGACTTCCAGGCGTCGCGGACGCCGAAGGCCGCGCGCATGACCGACATCATGCAGAAGGCCGTGAACGAGGGACGCACCCTCAACACCGACGAATCGACCGAATACGACGGCCTCGCGGCCGACGTAAAGTCGTACGATGACCACATCGGTCGCCTCAAGGCGTTCGAGACCATCCAGGCGACCACGGCCGCGCCCGTCACCGACGCCCGCGTGCCGCAGTACGTCGAGGTCAAGGCGCCGACGCTCCCGCCCGGCATCGAGTTCGCCCGCTACGCGATGTGCCTGATGGCCGCGCGCGGCAACACCTCGCAGGCGCTCGAGATCGCCAAGCAGCGGTATCCCAGTCAGGGCCGCGTCCACGCCATCCTCAAGGCTGCCGTCGCCGCGGGCACCACGACCGACCCGACCTGGGCCGGCGCGCTCGTGCCCGACTACCCGGCATTCGCCGGCGACTTCGTGGAGTTCCTCCGGCCACAGACCATTCTCGGTAAGTTCGGTCAGGGCGGCGTGCCCAGCCTCCGCCGGGTGCCGTTCAACATCCGCATTGCCGGGCAGACCTCCGGCGGGACCGGCTACTGGGTCGGCCAGGGCGCGGCGAAGCCCCTCACCAAGTTCGACTTCGAGACCGTCAAGCTCGGCTGGGCGAAGGTCGCGAACATCGCGGTCCTCACCGAGGAGCTCGTGCGCTTCTCCTCGCCCGCGGCCGAGAGCCTCGTGCGGGACGGCCTGGCGGCGGCGCTCATCGAACGGCTCGACATCGACTTCATCGATCCCGCGAAGCCGCTCGTGCCGGACGTCTCGCCGGCCAGCATCACCAACGGCCTCATCGCCGGCACCCCGAGCGGCACCGATGCCGCGGCCGTGCGGACCGACATTCAGACGCTGCTCGGCAGCTTCATGCTCGGCAACCTCAACCCGACCTCGGCCGTCTGGATCATGCCGAACACCGTTGCGCTCGCCATCTCCCTGATGACGAACGCACTCGGGCAGCCGGAGTTCCCGAGCATCACCATGACGGGGGGCACCCTGAAGGGCATCCCGGTCATCACGAGCCAGTACGCGGTTCTGGGTGGCAGCCCGGACGGCAACCTGCTCATCCTGGTCAACGCCTCCGACATCTACCTGTCGGACGACGGCCAGGTGGTCATCGACGCGAGCCGCGAGGCGTCGCTCGAAATGGCCGACAACCCGGCGAACTCGGTCGCCACCGGATCGCCCTCGGCGCCGGCGCCGACGAACCACATGGTCTCGCTCTGGCAGACGAACTCGATCGGCCTGCGCGCCGAGCGGTTCATCAACTGGGCGCGCCGCCGCGACGAAGCGGTCGCCTTCCTCGAGAACGTCCAGTACTCCGCATAGTCGTTCCTTGCGCGGCACCAGGTCGTATGGACCTGGTGCCGCGATTCCCAGTGAGGTAGTCCGATGGCGATGACCAGGGGCCTCTACTTGCCGGTGGGAGCCATGGTGGCGTTCGGCATTCCACCCACGGACGGCGTGACCGGGGTGGGAGTGTTGCCGCGCGGCACCCTCTATCTCGCCATTGACAGCACGCTCTACATCAATCGCGGCACCAAGGCCGACCCGCACTGGGTCACCGCCGGCACCATGATCGGCTTTGAGCCGGACTAGCGATGGCGATGATCCCGATGCGGGCCCTCGTGCCGTTCACGCACGAGGGCACGTCCGTCAAGCGCGGTGACCAGATCGCCGTGGCGGCCCCGACGGCGGCCATCCTGCGGTATCAGCACAAAGCCGACTTCGTGACCATCACGGTCACCCCCGAGCCCGCGCGCAAGCGGCGGACCTACAAGCGCCGCGATCTCCAGGCGGAGTCCTAATGGACATCCCCTTGCTTGGCCTGACCATCACGCGCACCAAAGCGGCGGGTCCCCTGGCGTCGGTCGAAAGCCGCGGCGGGTGGTGGCCCATTCTTCGCGAAAGCTACGCCGGCGCCTGGCAGCAGAACGTCGAGGTGCGGCTCGAGGACGTGCTGACCTACAGCACCGTCTTCGCCTGCATCTCGCTCATCAGCTCGGACATCGCGAAGATGGGCCTCCGGCTGATGCAGAAGGGCGCGGACGGCATCTGGAGAGAAGCCGAGATCGCCGCCTTCTCGCCCGTGTTGCGCAAGCCGAACCACTACCAGACGCGGATCAAGTTCATCGAGCAGTGGCTCATCAGCAAGCTGGTCCACGGGAACACCTACGCGCTGAAGCAGCGCGATGGGCGCGGGGTGGTGACGGCGCTCTACATCCTCGACCCCACGCGCGTGCGCCCGCTCGTGGCGCCCGATGGGTCGGTGTTCTACGACCTGAAGCGTGACGACCTCTCGCAGCAACCTCAGCAGCAGATCGTGGTGCCCGCGCGCGAGATCATCCATGACGTGATGGTGGCGCTCTACCACCCACTCATCGGCGTTTCCCCGATCTACGCCTGCGGAATGGCGGCGGTGCAAGGCCTCAAGATCCAGGGGAGTTCGACGGCGCTCTTCGCGAACGGCAGCAACCCGGGCGGCGTCCTGACCGCCCCGGGCGCCATCAGCGACGCGACGGCCGTGCGTCTGAAAGCCTACTGGGACACGAACTACACCGGCGCGAATGCGGGCAAGGTGGCGGTCCTCGGCGACGGACTGAAGTTCGAGCCGATGATCATGAAGGCGGTCGACGCGCAGCTCATCGAGCAACTGAAGTGGACGGCCGAGTCGGTCTGCTCGTGCTACCACGTGCCGCCCTACATGGTCGGGGTGGGCGCTGCGCCCACGTACAACAACATCCAGGCGCTCAGCACCCAGTATTACACCCAGTGCATCCAGAGCCTGGTGGAGTCGCTCGAACTCGTTCTCGATGAGGGCCTCGGCCTCGGGCCGTCATTCAGCAATGCCTACGGGACCGAGTTCAACGTCGACGACCTGCTTCGGATGGACGCGGCGACGGCGATGGACACCATCAGCAAGGGCATCGGCGCCGGCGTGATGAAGCCGAACGAGGGCCGCTTCCGGCTGAACCTGGGGCCCGTCCAGGGCGGCGACACGCCGTACCTGCAGCAACAGAACTACTCGCTCGCCGCCCTCGACCGTCGCGACACGGCCGAGCCGGCGCCGGCGTCGACGGTGCGGGCGCCCGCGGCCAGTGACGAGGACCCGCCGGAACCTGACGACAAGGACACAGCGGACGAGGACGCCACGCCCGCCGAGGACAGCCGGGACGAAATGGCGGCGTTCGAGGGCGCGATGTTCCGTCGCGTTGCGGAGCCTTCCTATGGCATTTGACCCTGACCGCTTTGCCGACATCGTCGCCAAGGCCATCGACATCCGCCTGGCGCCCGTGCTGGCCCGGCTCACGTCGATCGAGGCGCGCCCGCTCGTCCCTGGCCCGCCGGGCATCCCAGGGCGTGACGGCCTGAACGGGAAGGATGGCGTCGACGGCCAAACCGGCCGCGACGGCGCGTCGGGCCTGAACGGGAAGGATGGCGCCGACGGCCAAACCGGCCGCGACGGCGCGTCGGGCCTGAACGGGAAGGATGGCGCCGACGCCGTGGCGGGCCCGATCGCCGGTCTCGACCCGGCGCTCATCAGCGCGAGCGCGGACATGCTGCTGCGGAAAGAGTTGGCGTCCCTCGACGCCGCGGCCCCGCCCCGGATGGCGAAGCGGATCATTCGCGATGCCCGCGGGAAGATCGAGCGTGTCATTGAGGAACCCGTCAGAGGATAACGATGGCTATCACCCAAGCGTTCTGCAATTCCTTCAAGACCGAACTGCTCGCGATGACGCCGCATACGGCCGGGGATACCTACAAGATCGCGCTCTATGCCTCGACGGCGACCTTGAACAAGGGAACCACGGCCTACACCGTGTCCGAGGAGGTGGGTGACAGCGGCGACTACGCTGCCGGCGGCCAGGCGCTCTCCGGGTTCAGCGTGACCCTGGATGGCGACACGGCGATTCTCGACTGGACGTCCAATCCGGCCTGGACCGGGGCGACCATCACGGCCCGCGGGGCGCTCATCTACAACAGTACGCGCGCGGGCAAGGCCGTCGCGGTCCTGGATTTCGGCGGCAACATCACCAGCACGGCGGGCACCTTCACGGTGACCTTGCCGACGCCGGCCGCCGCCACCGGACTGATTCGGATCGCGTGAGCTGGCGATGGATGACGCGTACAAGACGCTCTATCGGGCTCAGTTGCCAGATTCCGTGGCGACGCTCTACACCGCGACCGACGTGTCGGCGATCATCAAGCACATCTCGATCGTGAACAACGACACGTCGGACCGGACGTTCTCGCTCTATCGCAACGGCACCACGGCGGCGTATATCTTCTCGCCCTCGACGGCGGTGAGCGTGCCGGCCGGGGGGTCGGTGGAATGGGACGGGACGATGGCGCTGGAAGCCAGCGGCACGATCGCGGGGGTGGCGTCGGTGGCGAGCAAGTTGACCTGCATCATTGATGGGGATGAGGTCAGCTGATGTGGACGAAGTATGACGCGGCGGGGTTGCCGGTCCTCGGGCGGCCCGGGTATCAATACCTGAAATCCGTCTACGTCCTGAACGGCACCACGACCTACACGATCAGTGCCGGGGTCAGGATGATTCGCGTCCAGTGTCTCGGGGCGGGAGCGGCGGGCGGGGGCGTCATCGACGCGGCGACGAACTCGGCGGCGGGCGGGGGCGGGGGCGGCGGGGCCTACTCGCGGCTCGACATCGTCAGCCCGAAGACCACCGCCTACACCGTGGCCGTCGGCGCGGGAGGGACGGGCGTGAGTGGCGCGGATGGCAACGTGGGCGCCGACACCACCTTCGACTCGCCATCAGTCTGCACCGCCAAGGGTGGAGGCGCCGGCAAGGTCGATACCGTCACCACGCTGCATGCGGGCGGCCTCGGCGGTGCCGGTGGAGCGGCGGCCAGCGGCGTCGGCGACCTGAAACTGCAGGGCGGCCCCGGCGGTCCAGGTCTGAGCTTCGCCGCGGCCCAGGCCGTCAGCGGGCAGGGCGGCAATGGTGCCGGGTGTCTGGG